AAATGAAAGATATCGTGTATATACTCGTTATATCTTAACTTTTATGGAGGAGAGACCATGAAACAGGAATTGACCGTGAAGAGTACCGTGATTGACTGGCAAACGAGTACAATGGAGATCACGGATACAGCAAGGAACAAGCACGCTATACCGCTTGACAAAAGTATTACTGTTACGATGGTTGGGTATCCTGACAGAGAAGTGCAAACCATGCAAGCGCGTAAATTAGGGTCATACATGGAGCGCGGTTACATCATTGAGCACATTACTTTTGAAGAGGAGAGGAACACATGAACCAACAAGCAATGACCGCTCTCATGGTCAAGGCACGGCAAGAGGACGAGGATGTGGGCGCACTGATTGCCGCTGCACTCCACGACGCTGCTGAGAAACTAGGCGGTGCTGATGCGCTGGTGAAAGGGCGACCCGGCTCCTGGGAAGCGGAAATTACGCTACGTATGGCGAATGCTGGTGGCAGAACGGACAATTCCAAACGTGTCCAGGCGCTCTCAGCACTCTTTGTTGAGATGGGACAAGCAGGCAAGGATGGGGGAGATGTGCTCAGCCAGGCGATGAGCGAGGCCGTTGACGCGTTGGGAGGGCTGAAGTCGTTTGCAGGGGAGAGCGGTTGGTATAATGACTTGACGAATATGGGGCGGCAATATTCCCGCTATTGGGATGACCCACACAATGAAGCGTTTAGATAAGTGCCAGAAAGGCAGAGATACATGCAAGAGATGGATATGAGCACAGTGTCAGTAGAGACACAGGGGAATGAAGCGCACGAAACAATCACACCAACCTCACTGCTTGATCTGCCAGTAGCGAAACTACAGATCGTGCAGTCCAGTGAGGTGATCAAAGCGGATTATCTGAGTCGTCCCATGTTGGAACCGACGCTTGCGCAAAATACTGATGGGCTATGGATGCTCAGCGTACGCAGGCAGGGAGAACACAGTAAATTTGAAGTACCCTACATTGGCAGCGAGATCCTGCTCGCTGATCCTGAACTTGGACTGGTAGTGGTGCTGGTCAGTTACCACGGTTCGTCCACGGAGAAGTATGGCCGACTTGGTTACATGACGCAGAAGGGGCAGTTCTACCGCTATTATCAGCAACAAGCATCTGGAGACTGGCTACAAATCCCGTGGCGCAAGCTCAACGATGATCTACGCTCTCTCATCATTACCACTGTGGAGGAGCAAGGACCGAGCTGGGCCAAGTCACCGGGTAAGTTGCAGGCAGAGCGCAAACCACCAACCAAGCCAGTGACGATGACATCGTACAAGGTCGTACGGCTGATTGATGGGCGCTACCTCTCGCTCTATGACCCAACGGTGGAATACATCCTGGGTGAACGATTGAAGCAACCAGCCAAACCGAAGCATGGTGGTGGGTTCTATTCCTACCCAACGCGGGAGATGGGCGATGAGTTCCTGGCTGATTGTGCAGAAGGGTTGCCATTCGACAGAGGTGTAGCAACATCACAAATAGCGTTGTTGGAGGTAGAAATTGGAGGGCGCATCATTAACTATGGTCATAAAATGGCTTCTACCTATCTTTGCCCTATGCGCGTCCTAGAGGTGCGAGATCTCGTGAGATGCTGATGGCTAAAGCAGATAGTAGCACCATTTGGCAACAACTCAGTGAGGTAGAGCAAACCTACCTCACTGCCATATTCATGGCCGATCAGGCACAAGAGGTCTACCAGCGTCAACAGATGAGCAGGAAACCAGCATCAGAATGGCGCTGGATACCCTTTAATCGCTCATCTGTTGGCGAGTTGACGATGAGACTCAAGGATCTTAACCACACGCAAGAGCAGTCGCTCAAAATCTTCAAGAAGCTCAAGCAACATGGACTGATCGACTACGAGTACCAGCGTGACAATCACTTCCCAACGCAATATCTTTGTGTCAAGATCACCAAACAGGGCAGAGCACTGGTACGAGCCGCCACAGGTGCACCAAGAAAGGCCCTCACAGGCTACCAGCGTCGTTTCGCTCACGAAGTCGTACAGTTGGGACTCGCCACCCAGGACGAGGCATACAGAGCCTTTGAGACACGCAATGACGCACAGATTGCAGAGTGGAAGCCAGCCGTTGAACAGTTACGCATGGAGAGGCGGCACAAGGAGCATGAGGAACTGAGCAAAGGGAAGATCGTCAAGACTGAGGTGTGCGCCTGGTGTGGCGGACCTGTTGAGATCAAAGTGTATCCCGCAAGCCACTATGCACCTGATCCTATACGCCGTATTCATATCTCTTACGATGATGAGGACCATTGGATTGAACAATATGGCTGCTGCCCTGAATGTGTAACGCGGGTACGTGAAGCGAAGGTGAAGGTCATACTGGAGAGAGAAGAGAATGAGAAATAGCACCTACACGAAACAGCCCTCTCTAGGTGGAGGGCTGTTGTGCTATCTGTTGCTTCGCTCTTCCTGCCTTCTTTCCACGCGGTTCTACAGTATATTTCTCGACATCAGACTTGAGATAGAGCACGGCACGATCACTTAATCGCTCTTTTTGCGAGTAATCTCATTGCCTCTGCTGACTTTTTAGACGCCGAGAAAAATTCGTTAAATCGTGCCCTGCTAATTGTCGATATTGGTCGATATCAACGGGCAGATGTTCCCTGGTTATGTAGTGGTAAGTATCATAGGAAGCATTCTTTCTCATGAAGTAAACTGTTTCGGGGCACATCCCAAATAGACGTGCGTACTGAGTGCCCTTTAGATGATAGGCATCAAATTTGATGATAGCGGCATCTGCATCAGTCAGTTTCCTAACTTTGAGGTTATATCCATGAGGATGAACAGTATGAAATGATTGGATAAGTTCTCTCTCTCGTTTGTACATGAGATGCTCGTTATCACACCGTTCTATCACCGCCAAGAGAAATTCATCAATACCATACGCCCTCATGGCAACATACAGAGGTTTATTTGACCCTGAGAGACATGCGTACTTATGCTCTTCCCATCGTCGTTCAAAACAATTGGTAGCGCCGATGTATAATTTATCGTTAACACGATTGCTTATCTTGTATACGTAATACTGCTTTTGCTGAAATGCGTCAACAAATTCCATAGCCTTGTCCCTGTGCTACAATAGCACTAATCGCTAGGGTAGAGAGTGCATCAGTTTCTCAGGCTGGAGACTACTCTCTACCCGGCCTACGCTGCATCTTCTTTGTCAGAACGATTGCCCTGACGCCTTTTACTGTGATCCTGAACAGACTGACCGCGCCGCGCCCCAACAATGATTTTTTCAACCTCACTACGCTTGTAGAGGTTTGTTCGAGCATCTAATTTACGAGGCTTCAGCCGTTTCTGTCTCACCAATTGATTCAGATAAGCAGGCTTTACCTCCTTTTTGCTGTTGCGACTGATGATGAGTGCTGCCTCTGCCGCTGTCAGTTCATCATCAGGAGACTCCTGACGTTTCACCAGATAGTCACCTCCTTCACAATAGTTTCACATTAATAGTAACATTCACAAGTGTTTCTGTCAATCTTAATATTGCTCCATAAAACACTTGACAGAAACATTCTAGTATGTTACTGTAAAGACAGAGGAAATGAGAAACGCTATTTCAAGAAGGAGATACAGCGATGGGATATGCAAACGAGTGGGAACAGGCCATGCAACAATTGGGTGAGCGCAAAGACCTCACCCTCTATAGTTTCGAGATTATGGATCGTAACGACGGTCGCATGATGGAAGTATTCACGCTCGTCCAGTCCAACGGAGACGGCACGAGCACGCCTCTGCTCAAGGATACTGGTGCACTCAATGTCATCATGTATCTTCAGGGGTGTCTCTAGGACAATAGTACAAGTGCTAGTCCTTTTGATAGCTTGTTTTATTTTTATCGTTCTCGTACGTCGTAAGATGTAGATAAATTTCTTGTGAATGTTTTGTCATAACGAAAGAAGAGTAATCCATGAACGACTCAGATTTACTAACTATCCATGAAGTGGCTCAAATCCTAAGATGCGACGATACCACAGTTCGCAGATGGATCAAGCAAGGCGCAATGGAAGCGATCATTCTGCCCCACGTGAATAAGCGTCAAGCCTATCGTGTCAAACGATCAACGCTGAACCAAATCCTGGAGACCACCGCTGCCTAACTTTCTCACAACGCCATTGTCAAGGCATGCCTGCTCGCTCAGGTGTGCCTTTTTACATCAATAAGGAAATTATCATGAAAATCATCACCAAACAACAAGACTTGTCGCGCGGTCTCTCCGTCGTCAGCCACGCTGTCAGCAGCCGCAGTACACTCCCGATCCTCGCCAACATTCTACTTTCCACCGACAATGGTCGTCTCAAGTTGTCGGCCACCAATCTGGAGATCGGCATCAACTGTTGGGTCGAAGGCGAGATCATAGAGGAAGGCACGACCACAGTGCCAGCCAAGACGCTCAGCGATCTCATTGGGAGCCTGAAACAAGGTCAAGTCGAGTTGGGTGTGCCAGAAGACTCGCACACCATCAGCATCAAGGGTCAGGGTAGCAACTCCACCATCAAGGGCATGGACCCATCAGAGTATCCTGTTATCCCTGGAACGAGCAACCTGGATAATGCAGAGCAGAGCATTGTCTTTGAGGCTGCAACGCTGAGCGTGATGATTGAGCAGGTGGCGCTCGCCGCCGCTCAAGATGATAGTCGTCCAGTGTTCGCAGGGGTGCACGTTGAGATTGCCAACGAGCAGGTGACGTTTGCCGCCGCCGACGCCTTCCGTCTTGCTGTACGTTCGGGAAGGATCGCACCCGGTACACCTGACCGCGATGCTGTACTCATCCCAGCAAAGACCCTCTCCGAGTTGGCACGTATCCTACCTTCTGATGGTCGAGTGGACATGATCGTAGTGAATAATCGTAGTCAGGTGCTCTTTCACACCGAGCACATCGATCTTGTGTCTCGTCTCATTGAGGGCGCCTTCCCGAACTTCCGTCAGATCATCCCGCAAGAGCACAGCACCCGTGTCGTGGTCGAGACCAAAGAGTTTGCCGCCGCCGTCAAGACCGTGGTGCCCTTTGCACGCGATAGTTCAAACATTGCCCGTGTCACGGTGAAGCCTGGAGCCGATGAGAGCGAACAGGGCACACTCACCATCGAGGCTACTGCTGAAGACGTGGGTAGCAACGTCAGCACGATAGCCGCAGCCGTCGATGGCCCTGAGCAGCAGATCATTTTCAACGTCAAGTACTTGAGTGAGGTGCTGAGCGTTCTGGAGACTCCAGAGGTGGCACTGGAGTTGGTGAGTGCAGCGAGACCGGGTGTGATCAAGCCGGTTGGTGGTGGTGATTACACGTATGTGATAATGCCAATGAGTGTAAATCGCTAGTTTACAGGTAAAACATGTCTAACCGTCTCGTTATGGGGCGGTTTTTGTTGTTATGAAACGCCTGTTCGTTGACTCGTCCGCCAACAATCCCTACAATCACAAAAGTAGGTCATATCTTATTCGATAGATAAGACAGACCTGTAAGATTTATCATACATGGAGGATGCAATGCCAAGAATTGCTATCACGGGACAAAAAGGAGGAGTAGGTAAAACAGCCATCGGGTTGAACCTCTCTGCCGCCCTCGCTGAAGACAAGTGTATTTCATTCAACGCTCTTGCACAATTCATGGAGGAGAAGAAGACACAATATGCCAAACTTATTTCATCTCTGCTCCCTGACCTTCCATCTCAACTCAGAGCACTCGCAGAACTGGTAGAGCCAGAAAAGGCAAATGAGTCAGTGCTCGTCATTGACCTTGACCCACAAGGTCATCTCACAGAAGGATGTGGAGTCAAAGGACTGTATACCAAATCCGGCCCAAATTTGCATAGAGCGCTGCTAGAAGGGAAGATCCATGCAGGTGATCTCGTCCAGACCATCCCTCATGAGAAGTTCTTTCTCATGCCAGCTCACATGGAGATGCTCACCGAAACGGAAAAAGCGCTACAGAATGAGCGTGCCAGAGAGCGCAAACTCAAGATCCTGCTCAAAGACCTGGGTGACGCCTTCACCTGGGAACTGATTGACTGTCCGCCATTTCTCGGCAATTTGACGGACAACGCTATTTTTGCCACAGGTCAGACAACGCCACAAGATGGAAACAAACCCAAAAGTGGAATCATTATTCCCGTGCTCGCTGATAAACAGTCAATTCGTTCGATGGAGTTGCTTATGGATCAAGTGCAAACCATTGAGGAGCAACTAGAGATTTTCGTTGAACGACTGGCTATTGTTCCCAACGTCATGACAGACTCAACGTTTGAGCGAGGATTGATTGAGAGTGTACGCGCGAGCCTCTCCATCACCTTGCCATTTGAAATCCGTAAGCGTGTTGTGGTGAAGGAAGCATATAATGCTGGTCGCAGCATATTTACGTATGAGCACAAGGACAAGAAGGAAGAAATCTATGAGACGAGGAATATGTATCGACTACTGGCCTTCGATTTAAGACAGAGGTGTAACCATGTCTGATGTAGACGTAACCATGCCACCGTCTGATGATGACACACAGGCACGACTCGACACGCTCAGATCACGGTTTGCACCCAAACAACGAGAAGAGGAAAAACCGATAGTGTCGCCAGTCACACCAAACGTACAGGAGACCGTCCAGGCACCACCAGCAGCATCGCCTGTACATCCCGCCTCAACGTCACCAATTGCCTATGATATACGCCCAAAGGCAAAGCCGGGTCCACCAACGGAACGCGATGACCGTAAACGCTTCACGATCTACCTGGGGGCACCTGAGATGCAGGCGCTAGAGAACGCCTATAAAAAAATGGCACATGATATTTACCCAGTGGAAATAGAGAAAGCTGATTACCTCGAAGCCTGTTTCAGTTTCCTCTGTGAA